TGTCCCCCGACATATACAATGATAACTACCTGGATACAACCGGATACCCCCGGAAGACCCCGGATATACCTGGATTTTCACCGGACGCCGCCGCCCGTTTCCGTCTTTTTCGAATTTGAGAAAACCGATCCAAAATACTGCGTTTGCGGCTCGTTTCAACCGACCTTTAAACGGGCCTTTAAAATCGTTTAAAAGCCGTTCAAATCAATAGTTTGATGCCGCTCAAAATACCGCCGCCGGCGCGCCGATTGAGGAAGTAATTGAGGAAGTCCTAAAAATTGTAAATACAAAGCTAGAAAGAAAATTTGTTTTGACAACTACGACCGATTGAGGAACTAAAAAACGAGGTCAGTTTTCAAAAATCTTCCAACCTCGTTCATCCAACATCCGCTGCCGCTGCTTCTTCGTTCTCTTTTTTTACCTCTTCCGCCACTTCTGGAAAAGCCTTCCTTAGCTGAACCTTTATCCATACTCGCTCATCCTCATCACCTTTAAGCCAATGACCTCTTAACTTTAAAAATAACTTCTGCATCTCCACATCTGTAATCGCACCTAAGAAGCCCTCATCTTTATTAGGTGGAATATCATCACCAAATAAAACCCAATCTGAAGTAACTCCAAAAACATGCGATAACGCAATAAGTGTTTCTGCAGAAGGATTTTGTATACCATTCTCAATTCTTCCAACTGTGCTTTCGTTTACGCCAATCTTTTCAGCGAAGCTCTTTCTACTTAATTTATTCGATTCGCGCAACCATATTATTCTCGTTGCAATAGTATCCATTCGGGCTAAGTCGCATTCCTTTCTTGACAGTTTCATGCGTTTTCGCTTATAATAATTTTAGCATCTTGTTATATTAAGTAACACGCTTCAAAAAAAGCCTGCGCCAACAGGCTAGGAACGGAGGTGAACCCAATGATAAAAAGACGACTTTATCTTCATCAATGTGACTTCTATTGCATAGGCCCAGATAAAAAGCCGATTCGTCCATGCTGTATCATACAACTAAACGTTTCCACCCGCGAAATCAAAAAAGTTCAAATTGGTCCTGCGCCGGTGGTTTTAAAGGCTCCAAATCCGGAAGAATTTTTCAAAGAGCTTCAACGACTGGCGCAAGAAACCTAAGAACGGAGGTGAAACTATGTATTTAATTCTTCTGTTTTTGGCAATATCAAATCTAGCGCTGTTTATCTATATTCGGCGCATCGCTAAACACCTTGACGCTATTGAAAAGAACTTCCCAATCAAAGTAGGTAAAGTTATTTATGAAGGCTTTTCAAAAGCTCTTCATGGTAAGAACGCAAAATATCAACAGTGATTTGGGCTGATTCTTTCTTAAGCATCAGAGTCGTTTGTTCAAAAGGATCGTCGTCTTCATCAGATAGATAATGATATTTTTCTAAGATCCTTTGCGCAAAAGCTTCAAAATCCATAATGTAACCCAACCTTTCATTTTTAAACTACCCGGAGGTGTAGATCCATGACCCCGCGTGAAATCAAAGCCGCCCTCATCTTAAAAGGCGTAACCCAAGTGGCCATCGCCAAAAAGCTCGATGTCACGCCCACCCTTGTTTGCAATACCATCAAAGGCACCGAGGATAACGCCAAAGTCCGCCGCGCCATCGCCGCCGAACTGGGCCGACCGGTCCGTGAAATCTGGCCCGACTACCGCCGCGAACGCTGGGAACTGAAAAAAGTGGTGGGGGACTGAAGGCCAGCCCTCAGCCCCGCTCAGAGAGAACCAGACACCGGGCAAACTGATCCAGGTCTCGCAAACTCAGTTCAGCTTGTCCGCGCCGGGACAATACTTAGGGGCAATATACCCTTAAGTATTTAAGGTTATTATATCACAAAACCCTTTGCAACCAAAGAACCTCTTTCACCCCCGGTCCCTTCCTCTCTGAGCCATCCATATCAAAAGGAGGCTCAAAATCCATGAATTCCAATACCCAATCCCTTACCCAAAGCCTGGGAGCCAACCCGCGATTCTGTACTCCATTTGACGGTTCCTGGCTCGCTTCCAGGGAAGCAATCGAAAAAGCGTTCGCCGTAAAGGCTGAACACCGGCAAATGGTACAAGCCGAGCTGGCAAGAATGCGCCATACTCACCAGTCATAAAGGCATTCTTCATCCTTTAAGTAGCTGTACCAAAAGCTGAGCAGGAACGCGGCTAAAATCTCATCCGGCCCCAGCGAGCTGCCAGTCACTTCGGCTATTTCATACTGAGTGTCCTTGAAATACTTCAAGACCGCAATATGGCGCGAAGCAACCAGACACTGCAGCAGATCCGGGGCATTCGCTAAAATCGCTTTCCCCAGATCGTCCGGAGTGCGGATCATTTTAAGGATCAAGCCGTCTACCTCGTTACAATAAAGCGTTTGCAACGTTTTCCGTTGCTCGACCGTGTAACGCTCCTGAAACGCTTGATATTTTTCACGAATATCATCCGGAGCATACATGCTGAAGGCTGTAAGAACATGTTCATAAACAAAAGCCATGGGAGGTGCCCCCTTTGGAAAAAGATTTTAGCCTTTGCAAAAAGGATTTAATCGACCTCATCTGCTGGGCCATGGGTCCGCGCCTGAAATGCCATCCCAACCCGCAGACCGAAGCCGAATTCCAGCATAACGAACAAGCCGATATGCAGGCGCGCCTTCGGGCGATGTTATTCTGGTCCGTCGACCGGGAGCTGCGCGCCAAATCATTCTTGGAACGCGACCCGGTTTTTGGCCGCCACAATCGGATGACCTTGGAAGAATTGGCCCGGCTGGCCTTCGGCCCGAAAGTGGAGTTTCCCACCGAAGACCAGACGAGCGAAGAGATCGACGCCACGCTTGAAAAGATCATCTTCCAGATTCACCTGAAACGGAACCGCGCGGCCAAAGAGCGCCTGAAATATTATCATCCGCAGAACCTGGTCCCGTCCGAAGCGCCGCCCAATCGGCGCTGAAGCCTGTCAATACCTGTATCATACCATAACAAAATGGAGGCGAACAATGTCAAAGACCAAGCGAAAAATAGACCCCGGGGCGTCAAACCAACTCTCCCTTTTTGACATTGTCAAGCAAAACCACATGCAACGGATTGAAACGGCGTCCAATGCAGGAAGCTTCAACATTGATCAACGCATCCGCGAGATGCTCAGCGAAGGTCTGCGCCAGTGCGACTTCGACCGCTACGAAGCGGCCTCGCGGATGAGCCGACTGGTCGGGCGCGAGATCACCAAAAGCCATCTCGACTCCTGGAGCGCCGAGAGTAAAGAGGAGCGCAACATCCCGGCCAAGTATCTCCCGGCTTTTTGCCACGTTACCGGGTACAAGGAGCCGCTCCGGCTGATGGCCGAGATGATCCAATGCTACCTCCTCGAATCCGAGGAAGCCCTCATGGCCGAACTCGGCAAGATCGAATGTCAAAAACGCGAGTTATCCCAGAAGGAAAAAGCGGTCCGCGATTTCCTGAAAACCATGAATACCACCTAAAGAAAGGAGCGTGTCCGATGAAACCGAACTTCCTCGACCGCGCCTTAGAAACCATTCAAAGCAACCGGCTGGACAAGCCCGCCCGGATCGTCCTCATCGGGATCGGCATCGAAATCCTGGCGCAGCTCATCCGCTGTTACCTTTTGTTCTACTGATTGGAGGCCCTGGTATGGAACGGAATTCTGAAAACTGGATTACAACCGAAGAAGCGGCGGAGTATCTCCGAATCACTTCACGCGCCGTAAGAGATAACGCCAGAAACGGCAAGTATGGCGAAATTAAAGAGGCCCCAAGTCGCGGCGGTCGCTCGGGCATATCCTATCTCATTCGCCCCGAGAACCTACCGGCGGAAGCCTATGTCCGTTACTATGCCGCCAAGAATCAGCCGCCGCAGATTGACAACCTCGGCCCCGAGTGGGAACAGGCGACCCAACGGCAAAAGGAAAAAGCCGTCGCCATCCACCAGCGCCTCATGGCATGGCGGCAGTTCCGGGAGCACAACCCCGGCAACAAAGGAGACATCGACGATCGTTTTCTCGCCGCCTGGCGGCAGCTTCACCCGGAGGATCGGGTCTCTCTGCCCACCCTGTACCGGGATTGGGACAAGTTTACCGAGGGCGGCCTGGCCGCCCTGGTCCCCCAACAGGGCCTCCACCGGCGCGGCGCGGAACTCATCTCGCCGGAAGCCAAGGCCACCTTCATCACCCTCTGGGGGAAGCTGGTCAATCCAAGCATCGCCCACTGTGTCGAACAGTTACGCACCATCAACATCATCGACAACAAAGGCTGGACCCTGCCTCATTCCAACCGGACCTTCGAACGGATCATCGTCTCCCTGGACGATGCCACCAAAACCCTGATGCGCGAAGGCGAAACCGCCCTCAACAACAAACACGGCGCGCATCTCATCCGGGATTACGATGGCCTGGAAGTCATGCAGATCTGGCAATGCGACCATCAGGAACAAGATTTCTTCGTCCAGGGGCCGCACGGCGAGATTGCCCGTCCCTGGCAGACCGTATGGATGGACGCCCGGAGCCGGATGGTGGTCGGCTGGCATTGCTCCATGAGCGGCAACACCGACACCATCATGGCGGCCTTCGTCGATGGCAGCCTGGCGCTGGGCGGCGCTCTGGGCGGCCTGGTTCCGCCCCACTGGGTGATCGACAATGGCCGGGACTTCACCGGCAAGCGGCTCACCAACGGCTGCAAAAAATTCCGGAAGATCAACGAGAGCACCGTCAAGTCCATGACCCAGCACCTGGGCATCACCGTCCATTACTGCATTCCGGAGAACCCGCAGGCCAAACATATCGAGCGCTGCTTTAACACCCTCCGGGAATATTTCGACAAATATCAACCGACCTACACCGGCAACCGCCCGGAGAAACGGACCCAGGAAGCCGAGGACGCCCGCAAGGCGGGCAAGGTCATGACCTGGGCCGAATACGTCCAGGCCTCCAAAGACGCCTGGCTCTACTACAACACCCGGCCCCATAGTGGCGCGGGCATGGACGGCAAATGCCCCAAGCAAGTCTTCTACGAGGGCCTGGAAAAAATCCAAGTCCGCCGGGTCAAGCCGGAAGCGCTCATGTTCCTCATGTGGCGGACCTCCGACCCCCGGCTGGTGCGCGGCGGCGGCGTCCAGATCGACGGCAGGTTCTACCGCTCGACCGCCCTCCTCGAATACGAGGGCAAAAAAGTCCACGCCCGGTATAGTCCAAATTGGGAAACCGTCTATATTTTTTCCCAGGACGACGTCAAGCTCTGCGAGGCGAAGCTGGTCCAAAATGCCGAATGGCTGAACCAGGAAAAGACCGCCGAGGGCATGGCGCAGAAAAACGCCGCGAAAAAACAGACCCGGCAAAAGGTGGACGCCATCCGCAAAGCCGCCGATCCGGTGGCGCTGGACGACGCCAAGCTGTTTACCTATCAAACTGAGATGGCGGGGCGGATCGACGTCGCCATCCCCAAGACCAGCCCGAAAGTTGTCGAGCCGGTCCGGACCCCCTTCGACCAGATTGCGGGGGAATTGGTCGAGACCGCCGGATCCAAGCGGGATACCGCCAAGAGCCGGACTCAAACCCGGCCCGAACCCGAAATCGATGCGCTGGCGCTGCTGCGTCAGGCCATGAACAGTTAATAACCAAAACAATATGGAGGTGTATTTTATGGAAGCGGCATTAAAACTTGATTTTAGCGAGGAACTCGAAAAAACCCCGGAAGGCTGGATGGACGAAGACAACCAAATCCGAGTCAGACTCAAGGCCCACCTGCAAAGCCACCCCAACCGCTCGCAGCGTCAGGTGGCCGACGCCATCGGAATCTCCGGCGCTGCCCTGTCCGGATTCGTGAATGGGACGTATCCCGGCAACGTGGCCCAGATCGCCGCCAAGATCAAAAGCTGGCTCGACCTGGAGGAGCAGCGCGCCCTCAACCCGGTCCTCCCCGAGTTCGTCATGACCTCGGTGGCTGCCGACGCGACCACGGTCTGCCAATACGCCAGCCGCCATTCCGTCATCGGGATGATTTACGGCGACGCGGGCTTAGGCAAAACCATCGCCCTCGACCATTTTGTCAAGGAGAACCCCGGCACCGTCACCTTCATCACCGCCCACGTCGGCATCCGCAACCCCAAGGCGTGCGTTCGCGCAATGATGAAAGCGGTCGGCTGCAAAAACTTCGGCACCCTGGACCACGAAATGAACGCCATGGTCGAACATCTCCAAGGCACGGGCCGCACCATCGTCATCGATGAAGCCCAGCATCTTTCCTATCGGGCGTTGGAAGCCGTCCGCTACATCCAGGAAGCCGCCCGGATCGGCGTGATCTTCAGCGGCAATGACGAGATATACTCCCGGCTCTATGGCCGGGGCGAAGCCGCCTTTGCTCAGTTCTACTCCAGGGTGGCCATCCGCTGCCATGTCAAAGACGTCACCCGGGCGGACATCGAACTCATCTTTTCCGGCAGCGGCCTAAGCCAGGATTGCCTCGATAAACTCTACACCTACGCCGTCGATAAAGGCAAGCTCCGGACCGCCATCAACATCTTCCGGGCCGCCGCCGAGATCGCCAAAAAGGGCGTCCCCATGACCGTCCAGCTCTTGGAGACGGTCCGGAAGCGGGTCCAGATGGGCGATTAATCCAATCCGTAAAGGAGGAACGACATGACCATTCGTATCAAAAACTACCGGTTGATATGGACCATCGGTATTTCCATCATCATCTACATCCTGCTCCAAAACGCGCTGTTAACCGTCCGGCTACGGCTCCTGGAGGAGCGGGTCGCCGGACTCGAAGCCAAGACCGGAGAAGTCGACATGGTATTCTGCCAGGCGTCCAAGATCAAAGCGTACATCATCAAGACCAATCCCCGCGTCGCCGAGAGCCGGGCCGCTGACATCGCCTACGCCATCGTGGCCAGCGCCCGCATGAACGAGCTGGACCCCATGCTCCTGACCGGCGTGGCCAAAGCGGAATCAACCTTCCAAATGGACACGGTCAGCGCCGCCGACGCGCGCGGCCTGCTCCAAGTCCGGCCGGCCACCTTCCGGACCGTGCATTCCGGGGACCCCTCCGACTGGCGGGCGGGGGTCGAAGCCGGAGCGCGTTACCTGCATTACCTGATCCGCCGCTTCGGCGACCTGCGCCTGGCGCTCGCCGCCTACAACTGCGGCCCGTCCCATTCGCGGGAACGAATCCTGAAAACCTCCGGGAGCTATGCGGATGCGATTCTCAAAGACCGGATAAGTCTGAATAACAACCCCTAACCGGGGAGAAGGAGGATATCATGGACTTTTGGATTGGACTTACATTGGGTTTATTCACCGGAGCGATCGTCGGGTTTATCGCGGCAGCCCTCTGCAAGCGGCCCCGGCGGCATTTCTAAGGAGGCGGAACCATTTGATTACCATGATCAAGCCTTACGCCCGCATCAAAGGCGGCGAAATCATCTATTTCCTGCCGACCAATGCCACTGTTTATATGCGGTTTAACAGCCGTTCAAAGGCCCGGAAAACGGGCCTTATGCCCTATTTAAAACTATTTTTAAGGAGGAATAATCATGCGCAAACGTATTGAAACCAGCGCCCTGCAAAGCTGGGATGATGTCGATCTCCATCTCAAGGAGATCGGCGAACTCGAAATCCAGATCGAACAGATCGAAGCCCAACTGAATCTGAAAATCTCCGACCTGAAACTGGAAGCCGCCGACAAAGTGAAGTCCCTCAAGGAACGGATCGGCCTCCTCGAACTGGAGATGAAAGAATTCGTCGAAGCTAACCGGGCCGACATCCAGGGGAAAACCATGAATTTAAACTTCGGCGACACCGGCTTCCGCAAATCGACCAAGATCATCATCCGTAACATAAAAAACGCCTTGGCGATGCTGAAAGCGCTGGGGATGAACGATTGCATCATCGTCGAGGAAAAGGTCTCCAAGGACGAGCTTAGCAAATATTCCGAAGACGTCATCGCCAAGGTCGGAGCCAAAAAACAGGTCCAGGACACCTTTTGGTATGAGACCAAGCGGGAACGGCTCCAGGAGGTGGCGGGATGACCGCCCCGGCCATCGCCTCCATCTTCCAGCTCTATCTGCGCCGGATCAATGAAAACGCCTATAACTTTGCATTCATACTAAAAATGACCGACGGCAGCTATTGTTTCCGGGAGAAAGCGATCAGCCTGGACCAAACCCGCGACTACCTTGCAAAACATGGCTGGTCCGACTATCTCCCGGAACGGGACGGGCAGGTTATCGGCGTGGTCTATAACGGCGAGATCCTGCCGCGGCGGCCGGCGTAAATGCAACGACAAAGGAGGGATAACATGACCTGGTTTGTTTCGGGAATCGCATTAATCGGAATATTGTTCAACATCAAAAAAGACAGCCGCTGCTTTCTAATCTGGGTTTTCACCAACGCCTTTTGGTGCGTTTACGATTGGTCCATCGGCGCGAAAGCCCAAAGCCTGCTGTTTCTGATTTATTTCATCCTATCCATCGTCGGCCTGGTGAAATGGTACCGGGACGAGAAAGGAGCGAAGCATGACCCCGCAAGACTGGAAAGAAGTTGAAGAACGCCTGCAATCCTTTTATGACATAGTGGAATTGAATTGCGACGGTTATATCGTATCTCTGATATTGAAACGCATTACCGCCTATCGAAACGCAATCATGATATATGTGAACGGAGCATTTGAAGGGAGGTGGCTGGCCGAAGATTGCGAGGAGCGGCGGCGATTTATTCAAGCCCGGCAAAGGTACTTTCACTCACAAAAAGAAAGGGATCTTCTAAAAAAATACCTGGAAAGGTGGTGCAAAGACAGTAAGCTGCTCGATCCGGATGCCAAATATACCTATTACAGTTCATGTTGGACATCATTCGGCGCATTGAAGCGCCACCTTATCCAGAACAATAAAGAAATCAAGCTTATTAATGGAAAGGAGCGAACCGCCAATGAAGATCGGCAACAAGGAAAAGTCCATTATCCATCTGGCCAAAAACCATCTGGGCCTTAGCGATGACGAATACCGCGACATTTTGCGGGCTGCCACCGGGGCGGAATCCTCCAAAGACATGGACTATCATCAATACGACAAGCTGCTGCAGCGGTTTAAAGAACTGGGCTTTAAAGTGACATCCAAAACCAATGGCCGCCGCCAGCCGTACCTGACCGCTCCCGGCCGCGATCCGGGCGCGCTTCCGACCCCGGCCCAACAGAAAAAGCTCAACGACCTTTATGATGAACTGGGCTGGGCCGAAAACGAACGCCGGATCGGGTTTAACCGGCGGATGCTTAAGAAACCGTGGCCGCAAACCCGCGCCGAGGCCAATAAAATCACCGAAGCCCTCAAAGCGATGATTGCGCGGATGCAAAAGTCACGATAAAATTGGAGGTGAGTTTCATGAATGAAGGCATCATCCGGGAAATGAAGATTGAAGACATTCCGCCCATCAACCAACCTCTTGCCCGGCAATTGGGGATCGAAACCTATATTAAACTCGCCCAAATCGCAGGCGGCACCACAATATATATACCCAAGGCGGACAGTCTTTTGCAGCCTGCGCGGGACCGTTGCATTATCAAAGAATTTAACGGTTCCAATTATAAGGAATTGGCTATTAAATACAATTTATCGGAGTCTTGGGTCCGTCAAGTGATTCAACAAGATCTGGACGAAAAAAGTCAAATTAAACTCTTTGACAATATCGATCAAGTTTCGTCTTAGAAGCAGGCGTTACAATAAAAAAATTCAAGCGCCGTGTCAAGACTCAAATCAAGAATATTGATACAATCCCAGTGTAGATAAGCACTGGGATTTTTATTTTATCCAACATTATGGCTCTACCAACTACCCCCATGCCTGCGGGATAGAGGAAAGGTACCTCGCGGGGCTCATAACCCCGAACGTGCCGGTTCGAATCCGGCTCCCGCTGCCTCGGCCTATAAACTCCGCCGGCAAATTCCAAAGCCCGAACCGGCCCCGCCGTCACCCGCGAAAGGGATCGCGGAAAATCCGGTCTTCACCCGGCTCATGAACGAGGCGGAGATTCAAAAATACGGCGAACCGCAAAGCGCCGAACTCTGCAATGCGCCGAAAGATTTCAAACTGGAAATCGGGCCGGTCGGAGTCAGCCTGGCGGCCAAGGCAGTCGAGGCGACCATCGAGTCCCTTAAGATATTGGGGGCGGCGGATGTCTTTATTACGATTGCAACCAAAAGGGGTGAAATAGCGAATGGCTGATTTTAAACGGGCATTACAAAAAACATTAGGCTTGGAAGGCGGTTATTCCAATGATTCGGATGATCTTGGCGGCGCCACCATATGGGGCATTACCGAAGCGGTTGCAAAGGCGAACGGATACACCGGGGACATGCGGAAATTGCCGCTTGAATTGGCTCAAAAGATTTACAAGAAAGGCTATTGGGACGTTTGCCGGTTGGACGAATGCAACAGTCAAATCATCGCGGAAAATGTGTTTGATTGCGCCGTCAACGCCGGTCCCGGAGATGCGGCCAGATTCCTGCAGCAAGCCTTAAACGCCTTGAATTGCAGCGACAAAACCGGCCAGGAAATATATCCGCTAATCCCGGTCGACGGCGGCATCGGCCCCATCACCATCAATACGGTGAACCTGGCCATCAAATTCCCCGGCCGCGAGATAGCCATAACCAAGGCATTCAATTGTTTGCGCGGCGCGGATTTTATCCAGCTTGGCGAAAAAAGAGCCCAAAATAAAAAGTTTATGCTCGGATGGTTATTGCACCGAGTGCTCTTAGATGTAAGTAAGTAAAGCGCCCCGGCGTCCTTTGCCGACCGCCGCTTTATATAACAATCCTTAAAGGAGGAATCGCTTTGTTTCGGATTTTTCAAAAGTTAACCTTCATCACCGTGCTCTGCCTGACCGTCACCTTGCTCTTCGTGACGGCCCAGGCGACCCTGGCCGCCGCCAATACCGGCGCCCAAATCATCACCGGCGTCCTGATCTCGCTCTTGTCTTCCGAGGCGATGCAGGGATTCCTGGCCATCCTTTTGGTGGGCCTCTTGGCATATCTCATCCAGAGATATGCGTGGATCAAAAATGTTGCAAATTTAGGGATCATCGCTTACGAATATGCTGAACAGCAAGGGATCGCCCAAAATCTAAAAGGTTATGCCAAATTCGATCCCTTTATGGACAAATTTATAGCGGCATATCAAGAGAAATTTGGAAACGTGCCAAGCCCGCAGGCAAAAGGCATTGCAGTCCAGGCCATGGAACAAAAAGTCGCGGAGGAACACCCGGGAAAGTAGCTGCCGGGGCGCTGGGGGAGAGAATCTCCCCCTCCCCGCTGGACCCCCGGACCCGGCCCCATGTTTTAAATATTGTCAGGAGGTTACGCCGCCGATGAAACGGTTCATAATGCTATTTCTAACAATATGCATGATCGGGCTGCTGCAAACCGCCGCGGCCGCCGCCGGATGGTCCGGATCGCAAAGCGTAACCACCGAACCCGAGGCGATCATTTCCACGACCTGCATCGAGTATGATTTCAACGATTGGTGGACGGCCAATTTCACCGTGGATCTCCATTCGGAATATGGACCGGCATATGATTTGTCCACGACGTTCTACATCCAGCTCGGCAAGGAGATCTATACCACCGTCGGCGTCCGGAAGCCCGGCCGGGAACATCCCGACCGGCGGGGATTGATACCCTACATCACTGTGACCTATCGGTTTTGATATCTAAGAAGGGCGGTTATAACGTGCAGATCGAGGCAGGATGGTTATTGCAAAGCGCAATTCTGACCGGCATCGGCATCATCGGCTGGTTTCTGAAACATACCTTGGATGCCACAAATAAGCGAATGGACACCATAGAAGGGAAACTTGGAGAAAAGGTCGAGCGGCTGGAGAAAGAAATGACCGATTTAAAAGCCGATCTGCCGTTTATCTATGTCACACGCGAAGATTACATTGACGCCATGAACAACGTCGATGATAAGCTGGATAAAATCTATGACTATCTTTTGGGGAAAGGGGGAGCAAAATGAACGATCTGGAACTCCAAGCGCAACAAAACCGGGCGATTCGCGGATATATCATGCGTTCGCTGGTGAAAGGCCATCGCAGCACGCTATTGTGCCGCCAATTGGTGAATGCGCTGACTAGAGCCGGGCTGGTTGTTTCCCCGGATATCTCCGAATATCTCGAATACTTGCATGACAAAGGATACATCGAGTATTTGGACCAAAGGATCGACTCCTACAATATTTACGCCAATGACGGCGTCATCAAGCTGTCCGTAAGGGGCAGGGATTTAATCGAAGGCAATATCCCCGAAGATCCGGGAGTGGATATCTGATGGGCGAGCAACGCCAGAAAACCCGTGTCCGGTCCAAAATCGACGACCTTCCGCCGGACGTGAAAGTTATTGTTGACCTGATGCTGGCAGATACCAGGAATACCTATCAGATGATCACCGATTACATTCGCAGCACCGGCAATGAAATATCCAAGAGCGCCGTCGGCGCGTATGCGTTGCGAAGGAGCAATGCCGCGCAGCGATTGAAGGAGGCCCAGGAACAAACCCGGACCCTCGTCGAGGTCATTAAACAGAATCCGGATTTGGACTATACCGAAGGCGCGATGCAGATTATGATCGGCGAGCTGACCAAGAAACTGGCGACCGCTGAGGAGGAATGGTCTGATTTGCCTTTGGACAAGGCCGGGCGGCTGGTGGTGGCCCTATCGCGGACCAAGGCATATAAGGACAAAATCCGCGCGGAGCTTTCCGCCAAGGTTAAATTGGCGTTTGAAGAGTTTTTAAAGGTCGTTAAAACCGAGCTTGAAAACCGGGACCCTGAACTATGCAACCGTTTAATTTCGATTGCCAATCAAGTCGCCCAACGGATAGAGGCGGAAGAATGAATTCGATCTTAAAGGACTTTGCAAGCCGGGACCCTGAAAATGTCGATTTTATCGCCTATTGCCGGAAATATATCCGGCTGGACAACGGCAAGGAATATAATCCGGTGGGCCGTCCGTTTATGCGCGAGATCGTCGAGGCATATAACTTTCATCCGAACATCACGACCGAAAAAGGCGCTCAAACAGGGTTCTCGACCCTGGCCATCGCGCACACGCTCTTTCGGGTTGATATGAAGCAAAACAATATCATCTATTACTTGCCGACCGATGCGATGTGCCGGACCTTCGGCCCGACCCGGTTTGATCCATATATCAGCCGCAGCCAATATTTTTCGGAACGGCTCCAGGGCACCGATAACGCCGGACTGAAACAGATCGGGACCCACTTCCTGTATCTGCGGGGTTTAGTATCCAAGACCGGCGCGATCTCCATCCCGGCAGACGAGATCATCTTCGATGAAGTGGCGTTGATCGACCCGGAAAACATGGAACTGGCCCAAGACCGGATCTCCGCCCCGGACTCGTTAGGTTGGCAAAAGTATTTTTCGGTGGCCCTCTTCCCGGCGGACGGCATCGATGAACTGTTCCAACAAAGCGACATGCGGCAATGGTTTGTAAAATGCACCGGCTGCAATTACGAGTCGCCGGTGGAAAAAGACTTTCCACAAAACTTTGTGAAAAAAAATGGCGACATCCTGCTGCTCTGCCCGCGCTGCGGAAAACCTCTGGACGTGGCCAATGGCCGATGGGTGGCCGAACATCCGGACCGGACTGAGCGGCGCGGGTACCGGGTCCCGCAGCTCATTATCCCCGGCCAGAAACTGCTCTTAATCTGGAACCGCTGGGAAAAGGCCAAGGATAAACCGTCCAAGCGGGCGACTTTTAACCGCAGCGTCCTGGCGCTCCCCGACTCCGGCAATATGCAACCGGTCGGCCCGCAAGTTCTGGAGCGGATCGAACAAGCCAGCGACTACTATTGGCAAGATACCAGCGATGAAATTACCGGCATCGGGATCGACATGGGCGACCGGGCGCATATCGCAATTGCGGCCCCCTACGGAACGGAGGGTATCCGGCCTCTGGCGTTCTTCGAGGTGGACGTCGAGGACCTGGCCGAGCTGACCCAGGCGCTTGAGAAAAAGTATAACAGCGGGGCGCTCGTCATCGACGCCATGCCTTATAAGACCGAGTCCAAGAAAGTGGTTCGCGGGCTGAAGATCGCCAAGGGATATATTCAATACTTCAAAGGCGATCAGCTCAAAGAAGGCATTGAAGGCGAAGATGACAAGGCAGTCAACAAAGTCACGGTCGACCGCGACGAATCGCTGGACGAGACTACCGACCTCTTCGCCGCCACGCCGCCGCTGGCTCTGCTGCCCAAGCCGCGCAATGAAGCCGAGGAGCAGACCTTGAAAACCGTTAAGACCCATCTCATGAAGCTGGTCAAGGAAAAGGTCGGCGAGGAATCCGGAGACATCGCCATCCATTACAAAAAGAAGGTCGAAAACCACTTCGGCATGGCGTTGAACTCGGCCCGGATCGCGGTCCAGCTCGCGGTTGGCCGGAGTCTGAAGACCGGGCCGATGGAATATACCACGGTCCAAAGCCGCCGCACCAGTACGATCAAAGGAGCTTACTAATGCCTATACTCGACAGATTCGGCAATCCATATCCGACCCGGCCCGACACCTATGAAGTCGCGGTCCTGTCCATCCGCGACCGGTATTCCAGCTATCCGTCCCAGGGACTCACCCCGGAACGGCTGGCCAACATCTTCAAAGAGGCCGACCAGGGCGACGTCTACCGGCAAATGGAACTGTTCGAAGAGATGGAAGAGAAGGACACCCACTTATTTTCCATCCTCGGCACGCGCAAGCTGGCGGTCCAGGGCTTGGAATGGGATCTCCTGGCCTATTCCGACGACGCCCAGGATAAGAAGATCGCCGAGTTCGTCAAAGGCGTGATTGACGGCATCGAGGATTTTGACGACATCCTCCTCGACCTGCTGGATGCCATCGGCAAGGGGTTCAGCGCCGGTGAGATAATGTGGTCGATCCGGAACAAGCAAGCCTGGATTGACAACATCGTATGGAAACCCGGCAAGCGGTTTACCTTCAACGACCAATGGCAGCTCCGGCTGCTCACCGATGAGGAGCCGGTGCATGGGATCGAACTGCCGCCGGGAAAATTCGTGGTGCATCAATACAAGGCCAAGTCGGGGCACCCGTCCCGCGCCGGAGTGATCCGGGTCTGCGCCTGGATGTACCTTTTTAAAAACTACGATATCAAGGACTGGGTCGCCTTCGCGGAAGTCTTCGGCAAACCGCTGCGCCTCGGGAAATATCCGGCCAACGCCACCAAGGAAGATAAGGATGTATTGAAGCAAGCCTTGATTCAGCTCGGCACCGACGCCGCCGGGATTGTCTCCGAGGGGACCGTCATCGAATTTATCGAAACCAAGGGCACTACCGGAACCAACATCTATAAGGCTCTGGCTGATTTTTGCAACGCCGAGATGTCCAAGGCGGTCCTGGGCCAGACTTTGACCACCGATATCGGGAATACCGGAAGCTACGCGGCGGGAAAGGTCCATAACGAAGTCCGCCAGGACCTGAAGGAAGCCGACTGCAAGGCGCTGGCCAAGACCATCCGGCGCGACATCATCAAGCCGTTGGTGATCTTCAACTTTGGCGAATCCTATGCCGAACGGCTGCCGAAGGTCAAATTCCATTACGAAGAGCCGGAGGACCTGAAGTCAACCGCCGTGACCTATTCCACCCTGGTGAATCTCGGCCTGCCGATTGCCACCGAGCATATTTATGACAAGTTCGGCATCCCGAAGCCCGGCCCCGGCCAGGAGATCCTGGTGCCGAAAAACACCTCAGCGCCGGTGGCCAATAAAATGATGGTCCTCCGGAGCGGGCTGCCGTTTACCAACGAGCAGCAGGCCGTTGACGGGCTGGCGGATCGGGCGTTGGAGTATGGAGTCCCGGCGATCCGGCAAATGGTCGAACCCTTGATGGCCATCATCCAAAACGCCAATTCTTTGGACGAGATCAAAGATAAGCTGCTCGCGGCATATCCGAAACTGGACAGCGCCGAATTCGAGACCATCCTGGCCCGCGCCATCTTCATGGCCGACCTTTACGGCAGGTATACCGCCAATGGCTAGCATCAATATGGAGCCGCTCCCGTTTGAGGAGGCCATCCGGTTTTTTAGAGATAAGCTGACGTTGACCCCGGAACAATACCGGGCGTTGGCGGAAGATGCCGAGGCTAAAGCCTTCACCGTTTCCGGGTATACCTCCCTGGAGGTTATCAACGACATCTTCCGGGAACTGGACAAAGCCCTGGCGGATGGCTTGACGGTTAAGGAATTCCGGGATTCCGTCAATGGGCTGCTGGCCAAAAAAGGGTATGAAGGAATAACGCCTTACCGGGCCGACAACATTTTCCGGACCAACGTCCAGACGGCATATAACGTCGGGCGTTACAAGCAGCAGACCGACCCGGACGTATTGCAAGCGCGGCCCTATTGGATTTACGACGCGGTGAACGACCGGCGGACCCGCCCCGCCCACCTGGCGATGGATGGCACGGTCCGCCGCTACGATGATCCGTTTTGGGATACCTGGTATCCGCCCAACGGCTACCGTTGCCGGTGCGGCGTCCGGACGGCCTCCGAGCGCGACGTCCGGCGCAAAGGGCTGCAAGTGCAGACCGGCCCGGCCCCGGCATACGTGCAGACTCCAGTGGGCACCGGAGCCGTCCCGCTCGTCCCGGACAAGGGCTTCGCCTATAACCCCGGCAAGGTCGCCTGGACCCCGGACCTTTCCAAGTTCCCGCCGGAGTTGCGGGAGGCATATCAAAAACGGAATGGTTGGGATCGTTCAAACCCCGTTTAATACTAGGGTTGCAATGGTTTTTGATATGAAGGCGGGCGGATGATTTGTAACGGAACCCGAAATTCGGGAAAATAAAAAGCCTTAGAATGGCTTCCAAGGCGGCTGAAATGATATTTCAGGTATAAACCTATTCAACCCATTTTTTAAACGCTTTTAAACGGGATTTGAAACGAATTAAACGCTATCGGGGGTCGATCCAAGATGCCAAAAACGGGTATTACAAAACGCTATTTACCGGAAGGATTACATTTTACCATATTCGCTCTCGCCGCCGGATCTCCTCTTCCGGAAGAGATTCAACTTTTGCCCCACGGTGAAGTCCAATCCCAGAAGGGCAACTTCCTGGCGGACGACCAGGCGGTGGCCGCCATCCTCTCCGCCTTCGCCAAAAAGGTGAACGATATCGTCATCGATTACGAACATCAGACCTTGACGGGCGAGCAAGCCCCCGCCGCCGGATGGATCAAGGAACTGATCAACAAAGGCGCGGAGGGTCTTTGGGCCAAGGTGGAATGGACACCCCGCGCCCAGGAATATATCCGGAACAAGGAATACCGGTATCTCTCTCCGGTCGTCCTGGTCCGGAAAAGTGACAACCGGGCGGTATTAATCCACTCGGCGGCGCTAACCAATACCCCGGCAATTGATGGCATGACGCCCATTGCAAATAAGTTTGAAACGGAGGATATCGAAACAATGGATTTTCTGAAAAAGCTCGCTTTAAAACTCGGTCTGGCCGAGACGGCCACGGAAGATGAAGTCATCAATGCGGTGATGGCGTTGCAGGCCGCTCCGGCGGTGGCCAACAAGGAAGTCTTGACCGCGCTCAGCCTGACCGACAAAGCCACCTTGGACGATGTCAAGGCGGCAATCGTCGCCCTTAAGGGTCCCGGTTTCGACTTCAAGCAAGTGCTGAGCACTTTAGGATTACCCGAGACGGCCACCGTGGACCAGGCGAAAGGGGCCATCATCGCCCTGAAAAACCCATCCGGCTATGTCCGCGCCGAGGAATTCAAAGCGCTTAAGGATGAACTGGATCAGAAAAAGCGGGACGATTTGGTTGACCTCGCGCTGAAGAGCGGCAAAATCACCCCGGCCCAGAAGAAATGGGCGGAAGAGATCGCCTTGAAAGATCCGGCTGGATTTAAAGCGTTTTTGGACACCGCCCCGCAGGTGGTACCGCTGGACAAGATTAATGCCGGTGACCCGCCAGCCCGGAACACCGTCCCCGACGAAGTCCAAGTGAGCGTCAACAAAGCGCTCGGAATCTCCGAGGAGGAGTTCAAAAAGTTCAATCAATAAGCAATAAGCCGCTTTGCACGGCTCAATGAGGAGGAAAACAGACAATGACTGCTTTAGCCAAAGATCGCAATACTCCGGCCCGCGCCGGCGATTTGCTGGTTCTGCCCGTGGCCGCTAATGCGAAGATATTCGCCGGAGCGCTGGTTGCCATGGGAGCCGCCGGATATGCCGTTCCGGGCAATGCCGCCAGCGGATTGCTCGTCGCCGGCCGCGCCGAGGAAAACGTGGATAATACCGGCGGCGCGGATGGCGCTGCAACAGTGAAGGTAAGCCGGGGCATCTTCAAATACGCCAATGACTCCGCCAGCCCGGTCGCCGCCACAGACCTGTTGAAAGACTGTTACATCCTGGACGACCAAACCGTATCCATCCTGGGCACCAACCGGAGCAAAGCCGGAAAGGTTCTCGGCGTAGAACCGGACGGCGTCTGGGTCGATACCAGGTTCTAGTGCCTTATAACTAAATTACGAAAGGAAGAGTGTTAGATGTTAGTTAACGCAGCGGCAATTCAATCGATGTACCGCAGCTTTCGGGTGCTGGCGCTTCAGTCGATGGCGGCGGCCCAACCGCAATACCAAAAAGTCGCCACGGTGGTCCCCTCCACCAGGAAAACGGAGGAATACGGATGGCTCGGCGATCTCCCCGGCATGCGGGAATGGATTGGGGACCGGGTGATCCAAAACCTGATGGCCCACGGCTACACCATTAAAAACAAATCCTTTGAGCAGACCATCGGCGTCGACCGGGATGATATCGAGGATGACGCCTACGGGGTCTATAAACCTCTGATCGAAATGATGGGCAACGACGCCGCCATGTATCCGGATCGTCTGGTTTTCGATCTTTTTATCAAAGGATTTTCGGAATTATGTTATGACGGCCAGTATTTCTTCGACACGGATCACAAGGATGGCGACGGCCCGGTGCAAAGCAATAAAGGGACTGCGGCGTTCTCGGATGAAGCCTATGAAAATGCCCGCGCGCAGATGAAAAACTTGAAAAAGGCCAACGGCGATGTCCTCATTGTCAATCCCGATCTGTTGGTCGTCGGGCCTCAAAACGAAGGGAAAGCGCGGCGGACTCTGTTTGCGGAGCAAATCAACGGCACCAGCAATGTCAACTTAAAAACCGCCGACCTGTTGGTCGTCCCGGAATTGACCACCCAATGGTTCCTGCTGGATACCACCAAGCCGATCAAGCCGTTCATCTATCAAGAGCGGAAAAAGCCGGAATTCGTGGCGCTGGACAAACCCGATGATGAGAATGTCTTCATGCGGAAGAAATTCTTGTACGGCATCGATATGCGTTGCAACGTCGGATACGGTCTCTGGCAACTGGCTTACGGTTCGACCGGCACCAATTAAAGCCCGGTTCAAAACCCAGTTTTATGAAAGGAGCGCGCCCAATGCCGATTAAAATCACCAGCAAAAAGAATAGCTTCCGCCGCTGCGGGATCGAGCATCCCGACCATACGGTCGTCCATCCCGACGGGACGTTTACCCCCGAACAACTGAAGGTCCTGAAAGCCGAGCCGATGCTCATCGTCGAAGAGATCGCCGATTCGGAACCGGAAAAGACCGACGGGAAGAAAAACCCTAAGAAAGACGCGGAGTAATTTCGAAAGGATGAAACCGGATGCCGTATTGCACCTTGGATGACCTGAAAAAACAGACGCGGGAAGACATTCTCATCAGCCTCACCTGCGACCCTACGGAAGAAGTGTTGGAGATTAAACCGGAAGTCGTCGCGGCGGCCATTGCTTCCGCCGACGCCGAGATCGACGGGTATGCCAGGACGCAATATGACGTCCCCTTCAATCCGGTGCCGGATATCATCCGGAAATTCTCCGTGGACATCACCCTATATAACCTGTTCTCCCGGCGCGGGGTTGATAAAGAGAAGGAAGCAAATATCGTCGACCGTTACAAGTCGGCCATCCGCTTCCTGGAGAACCTGGCCAAGGGCTTGGTCACCATCGGCGCGACCGCCGGGAGCGGCCAGTCCGCCCCGGCCCCGCCGATCGGCATGGAGATCCAAAGCGACCGCCGGATCTTTACCCGGAATTCACTGAAGGGAATGTAAGCCATGCAATTGACCATCGAGGGAAAAGACTGGGAACGGTTCAACAAATGCCTGCACCGGCTGGCGAACTTCAACTTTACCGGATTGCATAAGGAAGTCGGCGAGTATATCGTCGACGCCACCAAGGAACGGTTCCGGAAAGGCGTTGCGCCGGACGGGACCGCCTGGAAAGAATCGCGGCGCGCCAAGGATACCGGTGGTAAGACCATGATGGACACCCGGCGGCTTTATAACTCCCTCACCTACCGGGCCAACGCTTCGCAGGTCGCGGTCGGGACCAACGTCAAGTACGCCGTCACCCATCAGCCGAAAGATCCTAATCAGGATGAAACGGTCATCGAACCGAAAAAAGCCAAGGTATTGAGATTCCAAGTCAGCGGAAAATGGGTGTCCAAGAAACAGGTGAAGGTCCCGGCCCGCCCCTTCCTGGGGCTTAACGTCGAGGATGAAAAAGAAATCGTCCAAATCGGACTCGATCGAATCAAGGAGACTGTCGAGCAATGATTGCCTACTGCCGGAATTATTTAAAAGAACTGCTGCAAAGCCTGAAGATCACCCCCGTATACATCAGCCAAAAGCAGGCCGACGCCTACCAGGGATATGTGTTTTCCCACGTCGGTCCGGGCACGGAGCATCTGAAGAAAAATCAAGTCCGGGTGGCGGTCGAGGACGACAAGGAACACAATTTACGTCGCTACCGGTATAAGCTATACGATTCGATCCTGCCGGTCTATGTGACCATCGTCGGGAAAAACCTTGACCAGGCGGAACAATTCCGTCAGAGTTTCCTGAAAGCATTGGCCGACCGCATCCTCGATCCCGACGGCAACGCCATCACCCTGGAAGCGACCGAATGCGACACCGTACAGGATTTCAGTTCCCTCCAGGATACCCGTGAAGGGTACCAAATTACCGTCGTATTTAACGGCGGCGTTTACCGCGACAAGACCGTCAACCTGGTCACCGGCGAGATCGCGCCGGTGCCGGATATCGAAGCAAAAGCAAAGGAGGAATAGCCTTGGCCACCAATGACGAAAAAGACAAAGTCGCAGCCGACCCCGAGGAGACCATCGAGGACCTGGCGGCCCGGAACAAAGTGCCGAACTGGGTTATGAGCGGTTTAAAAGCCGCCTACAATTGGGGCGCTGGCAAACGGCTCACCGAAAAAGAGTTCCTGGAAAAACGGGACGCCTGGCTGAAAGGCCCGATGTCTCGCGCCTAATATAATCGTGAAAGGATGTGATATGCAAAATGTTGCCTGATGTAAGAATTGACATACAGGACGGCGGATTGGGAATCCTCGCCGCCTCCTTGGAAGGGAAACAGGCCAAAGTCGGGGTCTGCTCAGCCGGAACCGTGAATGAGATCATCGCGCTGTCCGACCGCGACCAGATCGAGGCGGCCCTGGGCACCGGCCCGCTGGCCGACGCCTGCTTCGACTCATTCTCCGCCGGAGCCGGGATCATCTATGCCGTCCGGGCCGACGGCGACGTGCCCGGAAGCATCGGCGCTGTCACCGCGACCAAGACCGGCACCGGCAATATGACCGCCGCCGGAACGCCGCTCGACGCCTATCAGGTGATCGTGGAGATCGTCGACGCCGGAGGACTCAACGCCGCCACCTTTAAATACTCGCTGGATGGCGGGAATACCTATTCGCAGAAGATCACCGTGCCGGGGGCGGGCTCCTATCCCATCAGCGGCACCGGCATCACGCTCACCTTTACCACCGCCGCCGGGACGGCCTTCGAAAATGGCGACCAATATGCCTTTACCGCCACTGCGCCGACCGCCTCCATCGCGGCGGTGAACGCGGCCATCGACGCCTTGCTTTATTCTAGTTATGAATATGAATTCATCCATGTGGTCGGCCCGAGCGACAATACCCTCTGGGCGGCGCTGGCCACCCGCGCCGCGGAAGCCGAGGACAAATTCCGCTATATCCATTTTGTGGCGGAGGCGCGCGGCCCCAATCCCGGAGAGACTGTCGACCAATGGGTGACCGCTTTAGTCACTATGCGGGGCAGTTTCGCGTCAACCCGGGTATCCGTAGTCGCGGGCCGGTTGGAACTGACCGATGGCAAAACCGGATTGGTTGTGGATCACAACGGCGCGGGCGTCTATTGCGGCCGGGTTTCGGCGCTCAAAGTCCAGGAATCGCCGGGAAAAGTCATCGTCGGTTCATTGTCGGGGGTCGTCGGTCTTAACCCGGCGGGGATCAACGAAGGGCACATCACCACCCTGGATGAGGCCGGGTATATCACCTTCCGGCAATACACCGGATTAAGCGGCTTCTATATCACCAACGGCCGGATAATGGCTGAAAAGGTCTCCGATTTTCAATATGTGGAATTACGGCGGCCCATGGACAAGCTCTGCCGGAATCTCCGGGTGGCCGCGCTCCGCTTTGAGCAGATGGAAGTCGACCCGCAAGATCCGGAGAACGGCTTCGCCATCATGGAAAAATGGCTGCAATCGGAGGTCGATTTGATGGCCAGTCCCACGGTGAAAGAGATCTCTTCGGGCACCGTCACCATCCCCCGCGACCAGGACATCCTCTCGACATCCAAAGTCATGGTCAAGATCCGGGTGGTGCCGATGGGCGTTTACCGGACCATCGAACTCAATATCGGGTATACCAACCCGTTCCGGACAGGAGGGACTAGCGAATGATTAACGGCGTCCAGTATGCCTGGGAACATGTGACGATTACATTCCCGAACGGCACCATGATCGGCATCCAGGAAATTCAATACGGCGACAAAAAGGACGGCGAGGAGCAATACGGCAAAGGCTCCATGCCGGTCGGCTACGGCGAGGGCAACTATTCCGCCGAGGGCAAGGCCAAGATGTCAAGAGAGGAGTTTGAGAAATTCACCGACGCGCTGATGACGACCGGCAAGGCCATCTATAAGCATAAACCTTTTGTCATCGTCGTCAGTTATGCCAATGAAGACCAGCCGACCATCACCGACACCTTGCGCTCCTGCAAACTGGTGTCGAACGATACCAATCCGAAGCAGGGCGACAAGAGCATCGACATGGAGATTAACTTCAAGATCCTTGGCGGGATCTTATGGAACGGCAAAGAGGCCAACTATTAATTATTAACGGAGGGAAACAACGATGGAAATTGCCGAAAAGAATCAAAACACCCCATCCGGCGCGGGTATGCCGGTCGATTTGACAAGCCGGATTGAAAACTGGAAAAAGCAGTACGGCGATGTATACCAGATCACGGTTGACGATCCCGAGGAATGCCCCGAACTGGCCGGCGTGCAAATCATCTGCCGTCAGCCGGGCCGCGCGCAGCTGTCGCGGTTGGTGAAAGATATCGCCGGCGACGCCCTGAAAGCCCAAAATAACTTCTTCTTCGATTGCCTGCTATATCCGGACGCGGAACTCGTCAAACAAATCGTCGACAAGAAACCCGGCTTAATGATTGCGCTGGGTAATGAGCTTCAGAAATTGACGGGTACCAATCAAAATTTTACTACGACGAAGTTGTAAAACGGGTCGAAGCCTATAAATCCAATTACCTTGAGTATTTGGAGATCGTTTTGCAATACCGTTTCGGATTGACGGAGGATCAGGTGCAGGAGTTATCCGACGACCGCTTTTTGAACCTCGCGGCGCAGGCGGAGATCATCAAGGAGCTGGAGACTGAAGCCGTCCGGGACGGAGTGTTGAAGGCGCTGGCCAACATTAAATTTGAGGAATGAGAAACGGGGGCTGAAGAGTTATTTCCTGTCCCCCGTTTCATTCCAGCCTTCCATGAAGGCATCTTTCCAAATTTTTAAGATGTTACAAACAGTTACAACGAATAACATGACGAGCGGGACGCCGTACCGGATGATTAGCCAAAACAGGGCGATGGAAGCGCCGATGCCCCACCAGAAGAAAAATCCGGATAGAAACATTTGGAATCACCTCGCCTCTACTATACATCGGGAAAGGAGGAACGTCAAGTGGACTCCATTTATCAACTGGCCGTGATGGTATCCCTGGTCGACAAGATCACCGGCCCCGCCCAAAAGGTTTTCGGCAGTCTCAAAAACTACGAGGCCATGATCGAAAAAGGCAAAGGCTGGGTGGAAAGCGGCAAGCAAATGTCCATCGCCGGGGCCATGGCCAAAGGTTCCGCCGACCAGATGATCGATTCCTTACGTTCCTTGACTGCTCCCACCCAAGCGGTGGACGATGCCATGGCCAACCTGGAGACGGTCACCACGTCCACCATGGGTTCCATGGAAAAATCCATGGCCGCCAGTAGAAAGGCGGCCATCGACTGGTCGAAAAAACACAGCGACTCGGCGGCCAAATTTGCCCAAACCACCTATATGATGGCTAGCGCAGGCTTAAACGACGTCCAGGCGCTGGAGGCCACCAAGACCGCCATGACCGTGGCCAAGGCGACCATGGCCGATTCAGGCGAGACCGCCAACCTGGTGGCCATTCTCTACAACAACATGGGCGATAAAACCAAGAATGTCCGGATGGAAATGACCCGGTTGGGCGACGTCTTGACCAAAACCCAGCAATACTTCCAGTTTAAAAACCTCGGCCAACTTACCGAAGGGCTGACCTACGCCGTGCCGACCGCGCTCCAGTTTTCCCAGAGCATCGAAGAGGTCAATGCGGTAATCGGCATGCTGAACAATGCCGGTCTCCAAGGCTCGCAGGCCGGTACCGCCTATGCGGCGTCAATGCGGACGATGATCAAGGCGTCGAAAGATCTCGGATTCACCTTGGGGCGCAATACAAACGGCGGCATCAGCTTAATCAAGACCATCGAAAACATCCGCAAAAAATATGGGGATTTCGCGACGATGTCTGACAAAACCAAGATGGCGTTCCAACAGGCGTTCGGCGATGAAGGTCTCCGGGCGATCGCGTTGCTCCTCGGCAAAACCAACGAGATGAACGCCGCTTTAAAGGTGGTCTCCAATTCCGCCGGAGCCGCTGCCGCCGCCCAACGTCAAATCGAAATGAAGTCGCCCAGCGAGCAGTATCAGATTTTGCAGAACAATCTCGACGCCGTCCGGGATACCCTCGCCTCCAAGCTGCTCCCTTCGGTCCTGGCGCTGATCCCGACCGTGAATAAGCTCTTGGACAGCTTCGGACGGTTCGCCGAGAAGCATCCGGGCCTTGTCAAACTGGCGGTCGGAGCGTTCGCGCTGGGCGCGGCGATTTTAGCGGTGGTCGCGCCGATTCTGACAGTGACCGGAGCCATGACCATGATGGCCGGTCACGGCCTGACCGGCCTCGGCAAAATTGCCAAAGGGATTCTTTACCTTCAGAAATTAGTGACCGGCGGCAAGATTGTTTCCGGCGTCAAGGCGGTTGGCGTGGCCATGAAATTGGCGTTCAGCGCGGGTTCACGGGCCATCCTGGCCGCCGCCCAATCGGTCTGGGGATTTATCACCGCGCTGTTGGCCAATCCGATCACTTGGGTGGTCATTGGCGTGGTCGCGCTGGCCGCCGGAGCCTATCTGCTCATCCGGAACTGGTCGGCGGTGAAGGCTTTCTTCATCAATATCTGGACCAGTATCACCGGTACCTGGAACCAGATGCCGGGCTGGCTGCAAAACCTGGTCAACGGATTGCTCATCGTGTTCATGCCCTTTATCGGGATTCCTTTGTTGATCGTCCGGAACTGGGAAACCATCAAAGCCTTTTTTATCGGCTTATGGAATAGCATTGTCGCCAATTGGTCTACTATTTTGGCCTGGGCCAAAAACATCGGCGTCGCATTATTGGTCGCCTTTGCCCCGTTCATCGGCATCCCGCTACTTGTGATCGCCAACTGGAACAAGATCGGCCCGGCTTTGCAGTCCGTGATGAAAGCCATCGGCAACTGGTTCGCTGGCCTCGGTCAGCAGGCGCTGCAGTGGGGCGCCAACCTGATTACCATGTTTGTGAGAGGAATCCAACAAAAGATCGCCGTGCTCAAAGATGGAGTCGTCTATGTGGCCAATCAGATCAAAAGGTTTCTGGGGTTCCATTCTCCCGCCGAAGCCGGTCCCGGAGCCGAGGCGGACGTTTGGGCACCGAATCTGATGAAAATGTTCCAAAAAGGGATTACCGCCGGAGTTCCGGGTCTTCGCAAGGCGGCGACTGCGGCAGCCTTGGGCGTATCCATGGCCCTCGCCCAGACCGGTGCTCCGGCGCTGGCGATGGGTACCCGTCCGGAGCTTCAACCGCTCCCGGTTCAGACAGTCAATGTTCAGCCGCAAGTTCAACCGCTGCAATCATTGGCGGTCAATCAAATTCCGGTGGCAGTCCGCCCGGAGCTTCAGCCGTTACCTGTACAGACAGTAAACGTCCAGCAACAAGTTCAGCCATTGCAACCCTTGGCTGCGATACAACGGCCGCTGGCCGCGCTTCCGGAGAGCCAACCGCTCCCGGTCCCGCCAGCCCCTGTTCCGGAACCGCCTTCCCGTCCGGAGCGCCCGGCTGTTCCGCCGGTGCGGATTCAGCTTCCTCCGTCGGCGCAGCAGCCTCCGGCCACCAAACGCCCGGTGGATGCGCCGGAGCGGACCGGCAAGCAACGGCCCGTCATCGTGATCAAGGGGAATGTGACCATCGCGGCCAACAATCCCGAGGATTTATGGGAGCAATTGCAGCAGCTCACCGCTGAAGAAGGTGACGGCGACGAATGAAACTGGAAATCACCAATGAACTCGGACAGATCAAACTTGGGAATACCATGTTGCCGGGGATTTACGCCGGATGCACCATTGACGGCAGCGTCAAACTGGATGAGATCGACGTCCCCGGCCAGAGCGGCAAGTCCACCCAACCGAAGGGCTTTGAGGATGCGACCATCTCGATCCGGCTGAACTTGATCAATGATGATAATTCCTCAGCCTATGACAAAGCCAAGATCATTATCAATATTTTCCGGGCGATGGACAAGAACGCGAAGCCGTATGTCTACCGCATCGTCAACCCTATGACCAACATGTGGGGAATCAAGGAAGTCATCTTCAAAGACTTATCAACCAGAGATTCGAATTACGATGATATGATTCTGGCGGATATTTCGCTCCGGGAATACAAGCCGGTGGTGGTTAAGAAGGAAGCCGCCGCGCCGAAACCGGCGAAAACGACAACCAACAAAAAGGATACATCCGCCAGCAAGGGCTTTGCCCAGGCCAAGGTGGACACCTCGCCATTGCAGCTCTCGGTGATCCCGAAGATGCAACAATATCAGCAAAGCAAAAATGCGCCCTTTGCCGATAACGATCAACCCAAAAAACCGAAGGGGAAATCCTGATGATCGAGTATATCGCGCCAGCTTTTGAAATCATCATCGGTGATCTGGAAGTTAAAAAGATCGAAAGCTTCCAAGTCCGTTCATCACGGACCAATCCGATAGACTGCGCGGAGATCAACATCGACGCCCTGGATCTATCCGGGACCATTGCCAAAGGGCAACCGGTCCAGATCTGGCAAGGGTATCGGGAAAAAGGGCTATGGCCGGTCTTCTCCGGCTCGGTGGCGGATACCCAGTCCAAACGGCTGTTCACGGTGTATTGCAAGGACGCCATGGAACAATTGCGCCATCAGACGATCACGCGATCCTTTGTAGATACGCAGCCTCGGGATGTCATTCAATACGTGTTGGGCGTTTGCGGGGTATCCAATTATAAACTGAGCGCTCGGACCCTGCCCCGCAAGCATACCTTTATCTTGGCCGGTAAAAACGGGATCGAGGCCATCAAGCTGGTCAACCGGAGCTGGGGCCTGGACGACTGGCGCTTCTACTTCGAGCCGACCGGCGAATTTTGGTGGGGGCCGTGGGAAGAGTCGGAACGGTACCAACAAGGCGAGATCGTCACCTTGGAATATGGCCGGAACCTATTGGACCTGACCCCTTCCGACTATGCGACCGGAACCCTGAAGACTATTGCTCTGCCCTTTGTCCGCCATTCGGAGCTGATCAAGATCGTCGACGACCGGTTCTGGGGCGAGGAAGTGACGGCGCGGGTCGAACGGATTAAACATCATTTTGGCGCGGAAGCGAGGACGTATATCGAATGGACAATCGCCAACTAAAAAAAGTGTTAAAAAAGGCTTTCCTGGCCATCTTCCCGGAGTTCGGCGGCGGCTATCACTACCCGATCCGGGCCAAGGTCGTCAAGGTCCACGAGGCCGGAGGCCGGGTTCATGAATATGACCGCCGGTATTCGGTCGATGTTCAACCTCTAAAGCCGGACGGCGGCGTCGATGAAGCCGCCCCGGTCATCCCGGACGTGGAGATCCCCGTTCTCTGGGCCGGACCGGGCCGGGGCGTCTTCTGTTTGCCGGTGGTCGGTTCCATTGTGCGGGTCTGCTTTTACTATTATGATCCGGCCCATCCATACGTTGATGCCGTTCTCCCCCAAGGGTTCGATGTTCCCGGCCATCCGCTGGGCAGTTTTATCATTCAGCATTCCGATGGCCGACGGCTTGAGATTACCACCGAGGGCAAGACCCGGATCACTATGGACACCGAGATCACAGGCAATCTCACTGTCGCCGGATCGGTCGAGGTCGGTGGCTCCATCAATGCTGCCGGGGCCATCATCGACGGCGGCGGCAACACCAACCATCATAAACATTAATTTTATGCCGGGTTTAAACGGCATTGAAAGGGCTTTTAAAAATGAGCGATGAGCATTTAGGCGTGGATATGGAAGTGAATCTCACGACCGCCGCCACGGGTGATGTTGAACTGGTGCAAGGCCGGAAATGCCTGGCCCAAGATGTCTGCGACAGGCTGACCACCCCCAGGGGCGATCTATGGTGCCACCAGGAGTGGGGCCTCGACATCTATCGCTTTTTGCACCTGGAGGATACGGCGCTGAACCGGATGGACCTGGAACAGGCCGTCGAGGAGGAGGTCCAGAACGACCCGCGAGTGGATACCGTGCAAGCGGAGGTCGCGAGCTGGGACGGGCGCAAAATCACGGTGCAAGTCAGCCTGACGTCCATCGACGGCGGCAACCCCATCAACCTGGTAATCGGATATGATCTGGCCACCATCACGGCGGAGGTGATTTCGGGTGGCTATTGATTTTAAAAACCTGATTGGTTATAAGACATTTGACGACCTGCGACAGAGCGCTTTCGAGCGGCTCCAGGCGGCGGGCAGCAAAATCACCAACCTTAACATTGGCGGCGTCTTCCGGACGCTCCTGGAACTCGCCATGCAGGGGCTGGCGGATCTGTTCACCCTCCTACTCTCGGTGGTACCGATGGGATATGTCCAATATGCCACCGGGATCTGGCTTGATCTGAAAGTGGCCGAAATCGGCCTATCCCGGAAGCTGGCCGGGAAAACCGAAGGCGTGATAACGTTTGGAAGGAATCAGACCGGCAACATTGTAAAAATCGACGCCGGGACGATTGTCAAGACCGCGCTCAACCAAAGCGGCCAGGAACTGCGTTATTTTGTAATGCAGGACACCTATATGCCGAGTGACGCACTAGAAATCACCGTACCGGTGCAGGCGGAATTTGAAGGAAGCCAGTATAATGTCGGCGCGGGGATCATCACCACCATCGTCACCTACATTCCGGGCATCGATTATATCAACAATTCCGCCAATTGGGTCACCAAAGAAGGGTCCGATGAAGAAGATGACGAGTCGCTGCGCGCCCGGTATTATCTCCGCTGGAACGAACTTTCGACCGGCTCCACGGCGGCGGCCTATGAATCATGGGCCAAAAGCATTACCGGAGTAACCTACGCCAAGGTTCAAGACCGTTTCCCGCGCGGGCCGGGCACCGTGGATGTCATCATCGCCGGGGCTGGCGGCGTGCCATCCCCGGAGCTGATCGCGATGGTCGCCCAATATATCGAGACCAAAAAACCGGCCTGCTCGGACGTATTGGTCAAAGCGCCTGCACTGCGAGCCGTTAACTTCGAGATTGTGCTCTATGCCCTGGCCACGACCGGCGACGATGCGACGCTGCTGGCAGAGGCCGAACGGATCGTCCGGGCGCTTTTCACCAAGGATACCGGCCTGAACATTACGCCGGTCGGCATCGGCCAGAGCTTGTACCGCGCCTATTTAATCGCCCTGCTCATGACCGATTTGATTGTCAACGTCGATATTCTTTCGCCGGTGGATGACATCCAGATCGATACGGGCGAATTGCTGGTGCTGGGAACCATCAATATCCGGCTGGAGAGGATTGCGTCATGAGCCAGTTTGGCGATTATCTTTGGAATTTATTGCCCCGGTTTTTCAAGCTCCTGCAAAACTCGGAGCCGTGGAAATGGGTATCGGTCTTCGGCGGACATCTGGATGATACCAAAGGATCGATCTTCGCATTACGCCGGGCCTGGCTGGTGGCCACCGCTTCCGGGGCGTCCCTGGATCTCCTAGGCAAGGCGCGTGGGATTATCCGCTATCCCGGCGAGGACGACGAACTATACCGGGTTCGGATTATGGCCGCCTTTGATATCTATAGCGCCGGGGGGACGATTCCCGGCATCACCCAGGCGCTGGCGTTGCTTGGATATCCAGATGCAATCGTCCACGAATTGTTCCGGGACGGCAAGGTTATCCCGCTGCACAACGCGGCGGGGCAATATAACGGGCTGGCGCGGCATCAAGGCGGCATCCGCTGGGCGGAGTTCAAGATCATTACCGGCATCGACGATACCCGGCCCTTTACCAAGACCGACCTTCAGATCCTCATGGATGCGATTTATAAAATGAAACCGGCGCATACCATGCCGCGCGCTTTGGTTTTGGCGACGGACTTCCAGGAGGAGATGCAAGCCCAGGAAAAGACCGTCATCCGTTTGCGGGAATCGGCGACCGATGCTTTCCCCTATGTGGGATTAAGCCATAATTCCGCCGTTCGATATGGCGGGTATTTCCGCTATGACGGCGTGCGAACATATGGTTCCCATTTGCCCCATTCGCCCAAGGCGAGCACTGGGGCCGTCAATCTGCATAACACCCAGCGGGATAGCCACCAGCTCGCCAGCAAGCTCCGGCTGACGGACACCCAAAAGGCCGGATACATTCCCCGCACGTTGGGGTTCCGACACAATGGAGCCGCTTGGTATGGTGGCAATCCGGCCATGCTGGAGCTGCCGAAGTTTGGGGCGGCTGTCCGGATTGTGGATACCGAGACTTTGAACGACCAAATCAAATACAAACCCGTGACCAATTTGGCCAGCCGGTTTCCGGGCGAAGTCGTCGTCCATAGCGGCTGGACGCGCAACGGCTCTAATTATGGCCGGGGCCGGATGTTCGACACCGGCGCGGCCCGCGCGGCCATCGCGTTGCGGGAGACGATCCCAGGCACCTATGCCTACGGAGATCGAATCAATCACCAGGGCACGGCCTATCCGCACAATGGATGGAGCCGGAAACCGCGTCCGTATCAACAAGCCGGTGGCCATGATGGAACCTTGCGCCATCAGTCATACCGTAAATATGAAGATCGATTTCAGCAACACAACGGCTTATTTTTTTATGGCGGTCGCATCCGCCGCCACGATCAAAGTTTCAATCATGGAGCCAATGGCCTCGGTGACGAACTTTGCCTGGTGATCCGGCGGCGTGGTGTCAAACAAGAATATATCGCAATATAGGAGGTTTTTAAAATGGACCAAATGCTTATTACGGACAGGTTTCCAACAATCCAGGGCACTTTGGAACTATTCCTAAGACGAAAGGGGGTGCTGATTGAGCATGATCTGGACCACAATCTGATTGTGAATACCGCGCGGACGAACATGGCCAAGCTGGTGGCCGGGGAAGGAACCAACCGTGCGATTACCAAGATCGTTTTTGGAACCAACGGCACCGCGCCGAGTCCCGACGACACAGCTATTACCAATCCGCTTGTCAAGTCAATTTCCGGTTTCACCTATCCCACGGCCACTTCCGTGCAGTTTACCTTTACATTGACCGGCGCAGAGGCAAACGGGATGGCGATAGCCGAGTTCGGATTGCGGTGCGCTGATGGCTCTTTGTTCGCCCGCAAGACCCGCAACGGGAAAGTCATTGAGATGGATACAGACCTGGAATTGTCCGGTTACTGGACCATCCTGTTTTAAAGGAGGAATTGCAACATGTCCAATATTTCCGAGACCAACCAATGGGATGCCGGAGTATATCAAATCGAAGAGACCGATCCGGTGCAAGGCGGACCGAATGGCGTGGACAACCAGCCCCATAAGAATCTGGCCAACCGCACCCAGTACCTGAAAGCGAACCTGGACAGTCTGGCCAGCGAGATATCCGCCGCCCGTAACGGATATGCCAATCTGGGCGCAAAGCTGACCGCCCTGGAAACTCAAACCTTGCAAGGCGAAAGCACTTTCGCTTCGACCACCGGCAAAACCATCGCGCATAGCCTGGGGCATACCAATTTCATTGTGAATATCACTCCCCTGGGCAATACCGACGGCGATCTGGGCGATGTGTACATCACCAAAGCGTCCAACGCCTTCACGGTTTATAACACCGGCGGCTTTACCGGATCGTTCCGGTACCAAATCATCACTTGAGGAGGATGAAAAATGATACGCCAACAGAATCCAGGCAAACCCAACCCCAATATTACAATTCAAGGGTCCAAGCTGCTTATAAGCACTTTTAAGGTCGGCGATAAGACCGTCAAGTCGAAAACGTTGGACTTAACCCCTTATCAAGGCGGCCCATTCCGGCTCTATCTCGATGCGGACGGCTCGCTCTCGACCGAACTGGACCGGGACCATTTCTGGCTCTTGGCCGAGGCGGTCATTCCGGAGCAAACCTTCGAAAATGACCCGACCGGCCAGGTAGATGAAAACGGGCAGGCAATATCCAGAATGGTCGCGCGACCGTTGGATCTAGCGAATGTCGAAATCACGGTTTTTGAACTTCCGGAAGGAGGAACAGTTTAATGAATATATCCAAATTAAGCCTTAGAGCATTGCGGGACCAGATTAATGCAGGCACCCGCGAGGTGGACGTCATCCACAATTCCAAGGCCGACGGGACCGGGACGAATGTCATCTCCAAGATGGTATATATCCCGAAATTCCGCATACCGGTCAATTTCTGGGGGACCTTCCCGACCCAGGACCTCCAGCTCGGCGGGTTCCTCATCGACAAATATCAGGCCAGTCAGCCGGATGCCACCAATGCCAGCCGTGGCAGCACGACGGCCAACAGCCCCGGCCAGGTCGCGGCGGTCAGCCAGCAAGGCGTGGTGCCCTGGACCGATATCAGCCAAACCAACGCTATCACCGCCGCCGCCAACCGGAAGGTCAATGGCCGGGCGTGCCATCTGGTAACCATGAAGGAATGGGCTACCATCTGCTTTTTAATCAAACTGCTCGGTCATGACGTTCGCGGTAATAACCTTTGGGGCCGCGATTATCGCGATCCGGATGTCTTTGAAAGCTATGGCATCACTGATCCGCTTACGGTAAATTATGCCAAGGGTTACGGCTATAATCAGGCCCGGCTGCTCACCGGCACCGGTCCGGTGTCCTGGTCGCACAATGGCATGGCCAACGGCGTGTTTGACATTGTCGGCAACGTCTGGGAATGGTTGGATTTCGTCATCAATTGCGGGCGTTATCAAGCGGTAAAAACCGCCACGATCAACGATACGGACGGCATCACTGCAACCGACACGGCTATTGTGCTCAACAATGTGCAAAATCCCGAACTTTGGCCCGCAACCGGCATGGTGCTCATTAAAGCCGAAGGGTCCAATCCCGACGAGTATGTCGTTTACAATTCCATCGTCAATAATGGCAATGGCAACTATACCTTAAGCGGCTGCCAACGCGGCCAAAACGGCACGGCGGCGGCAATCCATGGCAATACCGCCGTCGTCCAACAGGCCACCGATTATTGTATCATTCCCGGCGGCTGGACCGGCAAAGTGGCAAGCGCCGGACTCAATAACACCACCGATCCGGCGACCTTTACCCTTTCCGATCTGTTGCTCGGTCCGGGCGGCGCGAATCCGGCTGTCGGCGATGTTTTGCAATGCGAGGCGGAGCAGCTCACCATTACCGCCGTAAATGGCAATACGATTACGGTCAGCCGGGCGGCGAACGGCACGACGGCGGCGGCGCACGCGCAGAACGTTGGCATCGCTCGCATATCGCCGCAGATGACAAATGAGAATACCACGCTCACCGGCGATTATGGACCGTCTCAAGCTGGAAAATTCTTAACCATGCGAACCGAACCCGAATTACAGGCGTTGGCGCTTCCCTATTCGATATCCGGCGGCGGCAGCGAAGAATGGAAAGATGCGTTTTGGCTGCGAAATTATGGTCAAAGAGCCGCGATCCGTGGCGGGTATTGGTACGATGGGTCGAGTGCCCGTTCCGGCTTTGCCTTGAACCTGTACAACCTGCCCGCGGACGTGGGCGTCAGCCTCGGGTTCCGCGCCGCTTTGTCTTTGTAATCTGATCCCTGATTATCTGAGGGCCGAGCGGGAGCGAGGCCCTCGCAATTCCGTGACTTTTGGAGCATCGAGATGGAACTCATCATTCGCCAAAAATGCGAGGATATGATTGCATACGGGTACCAGGCCCTAAATCAGTTCCCGAAATCCGAAAAATACACCTTAGCGGCAGACATCAAGCAATCTATGTTTCGGCTGCTGGAACTGATTATCATATGCAATAAGAAATATTACAAAAAAACAACCATGCAGGAACTTGATGTGGAATTGGACATTTTGCGCTCGTATGTACGCATCGCCATGACCCTCAAGTTTCTTCCTTTCAAAAAGTATGAGATCTGGTCCGCCCAGCTCAATGAGATCGGGCGGCTGCTTGGAGGATGGCTAAAATCCATTAAGGATTGAAAAGTTTTTGGGTCCGGGTTATAACGTGTGGAAGCCGCGATCCGTGGCGGGAATTGGAACAATGGATCGAGTGCCCGTTCCGGCTTTGCCTTGAACCTGAACAACCTGCCCGCGAACGTGAACATCAACATCGGGTTCCGCGCCGCTCTGAGCCGCGTTTGCCAGAAGTCGATATCCTATGGGATACCGTCCTAGTGCAGACTCAAAGGAATCCGGGTCCATGTCGCACCGAAAGGTCGGCAAAATATCTTTACAGGCGGCGGGTGGCCGGTAGGTTGCGACAGCCGCCCGCCGCCGAAAAAAATGAGGCGCTAAAAATGAAAACATTCGGGAATTTATATCCCGCAATATATGACTTTAAAAACCTGTTTAACGCTTATTTAAAGGCCCGTCAAAATAAACGGTACCGCAAGGATGTCCTTGAATTTTCCGCCAATTTGGAGGAAAATCTAATCGTCATCCAGAATGAACTTATCTATCATTCGTTTCAGACGGGCAAATATCAGCAATTTTATGTCTATGAACCCAAAAGGCGGCTGGTGATGGCTCTCCCGTTTCGGGACCGGGTAGTCCATCACGCGCTTTGCAACATCATCGAACCCATTTTCGACAGGCGGTTCATTTCGGATAGTTATGCCTGTCGGAGCGGGAAAGGGACTCACCGGGGAGCCGATAGGCTAACCCGATTTCTACGGGAGGCCAAACGGAAATGGGGATCGGTATACTGCCTAAAAGCCGATATTGCGCAATATTTCCCGTCAATCAATCATAATATTCTAAAGGCTATTATTGCCCGGAGAATACGCTGTAAAGACACGTTATGGCTGATTAATATGATTATTGACAGCACTAGCGGGCCGGATGAGATTAACCCGGCGGGCATTCCTATCGGGAACCTTACCAGCCAGCTTTTTGCCAACATATATTTGAATGAGCTGGATTGGTTCATCAAGCGCGATAAAGGCATTCAATACTATCTGAGGTATATGGACGATTTTGCGATATTCCATTATGATAAAGGCTATCTGAATAAGCTGAAGCAGGAGATCGAGGAATACTTGGCGGCCAATCTGGCCTTGCATTTCAATCGCAAGACTTCGATTTTCCCCATTAAGCAAGGCGTGGATTTTCTAGGGTACCGGATTTGGCCGACTCATAGACTGCTCCGGAAGTCGAGCATCAAGCGAATCAAGAAGAACTTGAAGCGACTGGCGCGAAGATACGCCAATGGCGAGGCTGGGGTGGCGGAAGTTCGTTCTGCGGTGGCTTCGTGGGTGGGGCACGCGAGCCATGCCAACACCTACCGGCTCCGGCGGAGGGTTCTTGAGTCAGTAACCTTCACAACAAACAAATAAAACCTTAGAATTGGTTCCAAGGTTTTTTCTTAAAATAAATGTCGCAAATTCTCAAAGTTTATGTCGCGCTACA